GTTGTCGGCGTATTCCTTGTTCTTCAACGCTTCGTCTTGCGCGAACCGGGAACGCAATTGATTCTGCACTTCGCGGCGCACTGCCACGTCTGGGATAAGTTCGGCGCGATCTATCTGGTCGCGGAGTGATACTGCCTTGGTGCGCTTCTCGTCCCCTTGTTCGCCAACCGCGTTCAAGTCCGTTGGATTCAAATCAACGCCATTACCAGACCGCGCGGTGTAGCGCACTACGCCAGAATCCCCAACCAATCCGAAGGCTTGACCCTTGGTCAGCACAGTCTTGACGGGAGGTAGGTCTTTGGATGGCAAGTTGTCAAACGTCAGCGCTGTACCGTTCGGCGTTGTCATTGTCAGGGCGTATGTGCCGTCGTCATTCGCTTTGACCTTTGTCACCGTTGCGTCGTTTGGCGCCTTTAACGGAGTCGACGGGTCGGTTGTAATTTCAACCCCACGGTCACCACGGTTTCCACCTTGTCCGCTAGTGGGGTCAATTCGACCATTGTCAACCGGCGGTCCGTATCCATCCACCTCTGTCATTGGGTAACCGGTGCTGCGGATTGTGGTTGTGTAGTCCTCGACCAGTTGAGCCTTGCGATTTGCCGTGACTGACGACAACAGTCTTTCAGCGGACTTCTCTTCCAAATTGCCGGCTTCGGTTTGAATCTTGACGTAGTCCAATGCCTTCTGATACTTGTTGTCAAGCATGAGCCGGTTAACAACGCCTTCGGTCACCTGAGTGCGGACAGCCTGCTGAAGGTCTTTCATCTGCTGTGAGTCAGTCGCAAACCCCATTGCCCAACCCGCCTTAGTAATCTCGTTCAGGGCGACGTTGTAATTCTCTTGAAATTCGCCAACAGGATGTCCGTCTTTATCAACCTGATTCATTGAAGAAACGGCGTTGATAGTTTTCTGGGTGTAATTGCCGGCGCGAGCCTGCGCTTCATTAATTGACCACTTGACGACTTCCCGTTGCCGGTGGTCATTGATCGTTCCCTTGTAACCCATGAAACTACGGGACAGAGCGGGACCAAGCATTGCCCGCTGCGTGTCGTTCTCAACCATCGACATTGCTTTCTGTGCAGCCATTGACAGCGCGTCGTTCGTTTGCTCGTACGACAAGTCTGCTTGCTGCCCAAGCATCCGAGAGTAACCGTTCTTGCCACGAACTAACTCGTCGGCTTCTGTCAAGAAAGTTGTTTCAGCCTGTCGGGCATAAGCGTCGTTCCGCGCATCCTGCAAAGCGGTTGCCGTGCGGAACATGACGTTGCCCATCTCGGTCGACCGCTGACCAAACTCGACCTCTTGCCTTGCGGCGTAGTTCTCCATTGGCTGCACAGGGAATGCCTGTGCGGGAACTTGGCGGCTTTCGGTCATCCCAACCTGTGGGACAAATGTTGTAGGTACGGTTGGCATTGTGGTTCTCTTACATGCGCTTGGTGGAAATGCCGCCTAGTAGTTCTTCAAACCGCTTCGTCCGCAGCCAACTCATACCAATATCCGAGGCGCCCGTCATCAAGGATGACGATGCTGCCAGTCCGGGGCTAATTGAATTGGCGCTTGACCTGATGTTCTGGGAAGACAAGTTGTCCATTGCCGATTGCGTCATGTAGTTTGCTTGCTGCATGCGGTACGCCTCGCGCTGACGGACCATGTTGGAACTCATGGTTAGCCTGTCAATGTTGTTGATCAGGTCGATACTCGCCATAACTTCCTTGGCGCTGCCGACCCCGGCTTGGATGCCACGGCTAGCAAGCCCCACAGCGGCGCTTGCACGGGCTTGCCCCTGCTGCATGGTCATTCGCCCGTACTGGGCGAAGCCTGCTTCCATAGACGATTGTGCGGCGTATTCGGCGCCTTTGGCGTTTAGCGCCGCCATCTGAGAACTGAACTTCTGATTCTGCGCCTGCATCTTCAGTTGGTTCTGCTGAGACTGAGCCGCAAAGTACGAACCAATCGCGCTGTTAATCGAACCGACTGCCGCCGTAAACAGACCCGCGTTCTGGGCAAACCCATACGCACTGAAATTAGACGGCGCGGCGCCGGGATTTTGGAGCATTGCGCCAGTCCCGTAGTTTGCCGGCAACTTGTTCACGTCAGTCAACAACGACCCAGTGCCATATCCGGATGGGAACTCTGACGCCATGACCGGACTGTTCGGCAGCGTTGTGCCGGCGTTTGGGAACAGGTACTGGGATGAGCCGAAGATATTTTGTGTTTGATATGCCATTGTCAAGATCCGACTGAAACTTCCAGTGTTAGACCAATGATTGTCAACGGAAGTGGATCAACTTGGCGGACGAAGATTTGCCCGCTGTCAGCCCACGACGGCGTAAGTACTACCTGTATTTCTGCGGTCTTCAAATCAGGTGGAGAACCGTACGGCTCGGTGGTGCGCTGCTTTGCTTCAACAAGGTTGCTAGCGTCAGGACCAATGAAGATGCCCGACGATTGAACGACTTTCAGCCACGCGCGATTGACGTTCTTCATGCGACCCTGCCCAAACCCTTCAATATTCATTGACATTGGCAGTGTTTGCAACTCACTTTGATACGGCAGACCAACTGTGATAATTGACGCCGCTTGCTGCAGGGTCACCGTACCAGACGTTACTACCTGTTGTGGAACTACGGCGCCGTCAGCAAGAATGCTGACCGTCTGACCTTCAAGATGCGACAAACCAGAAACGCTTGTTCGCGCAAACGAATACGTCTCCAGAAGCGACCCGCGTAATGACACTGGGATTGCTTTGTCAACAATGACTTGAGCAACGGTTGTACTTGTAGTTCCAATGATCGTGCATCGATACTCAACACCAGTCGATGCATCGGTAATTACGATCACGTCGTTAAGATCAGTTCCAACCGGGAATTGAAATATTGGATAACCAGTCAAAGTAAGTACTTGACCAGAATCCCAATTGCCGGTTCCTCCAGATAAATCAACAGTAAAAATACCGTTGTTTGTTCCGTTGTATGTCAAACTTGAATCTGTAAACACGGACAACTGGACGTCTGTTATTTTGCGCGTTGCAAATCGTTCAATGTAATCTTCGTCAGTACCTAGGATGTTGCGTCGCGCCACAACATACACGGCGTCTTCTTCGCCTTCAGCAACCGCGCACACGCTCTTAAACAAACCGACAGTATCGTGTTGATGCCACGCACCAATTTGCTGTTCTGGCGTATAGGTCAATCCCAACAACTTGCCATTTGAACTGATGAACCACAGAATTTGCTGCGGTGCTTTGGCAAACGCTAAATCTGTTAGAAGCAGATTGTCAAACAAGTGCGTTGCTCGAATTGACAAGTCTCCAGTGACGTACCCGTTGGCTTGCCATGAATAGCCAAGTTCGCGAACGTGACCGCCACGCGCAGCGCAATACACCACGCTGTTGTTGACAATCACAGGCTGAACATTGTTTGCGCCAACGTACGCTTGTGGACGAACCGAAATCGTTGTCGGAGTAATAGCGTCGCTGTTGACTGGGCTGACTCGCCATTCGGCGGCACTAGTCATCAGCACCAATTGCGTCATTGGAATAATGTGACGGATTGTGTTTGCTTCTCGCGCCGCAACGGTGATAGACACGCGATCCGTATCCACCGTTGGAATCGAATACGTCATGTCGCTTTCAGTTCCAGACCGCGTGAACCACATCTGTTGTGGAGAATTAATTGTTCCCGCAAACACGCGCCGTTGCTCAAAGTAACTCACGGCGCCCGGATAGTTGTTGGGACTTCCAAACACCGGGTCTGTGATTGGCGGGGTTATTCCAAGATCAGGCGCAATGTTGTTGTCGGTGAACGCCAACGCATCGGTTTGACCAATGTACCCGTACAATCCAGACTGGCGCTTGTACACGTTGTATCGAGTTGCGCTAGCGACCGCCGCCCATGTAATTGTGTTGTACGCACCGTTGACGTTTAGATTGTTGACTACATGAGCCGACGCGCTTTGCGCGCTTTGCCCATTTTGAGCACCTACCGCAGTAACCACATAGTAATTGTCAATGTCATAAATGCGAGTACTTGATTGAATCTTTCCGCTGTTGGCGGTGTAAGGGCTGCCACTGGTGTTGATTAAGGCGCCAGTGTCGTACGATTTAAGTGTGATTGAAGTAGTCGTACAAGTGTTAACAACGTAGAACCCAGTTGGTATGCCAGTAATTCCCAAGACTCCGCTGACATATACCGATTCTCCTGCACCAAATCCAGAATTACTTGGTGTAGTGAGAACACCGGGCGAAGCGACGGTAATCGCAGAAATTGTAAATGCTTCACCGGCTGTTGCTGCAACTGCCACGCCGGTTGGAACACCGATAGTTGATGCAAACGTAATCGGCGCCATCGTCCACGTTGTCGCTCCAAGCCGACGCAATTCTTGCGGCGGATACGACGGATGCACCAACGTCAATACGTCATTTGATTGAACGTAATGAATGTTTGCAACATCGGCGGCGGCATAAGGCGATGGGATTTCGTATGTACGATCAGCCGGTAGTTGATACCAATAAAGGAAATTTGGTGGCACATTGCTAACCGTAGGTGCTTTGCAATAGTAATAATTTCCGCCGCTTGTTACGAGGTCGCCAACAACGTAGTTAGTCGCGTTGTTGTATGCAGCAGGAACAGCAAACTGCAGCGTTGCGCCGGCTGTGTGAAATCGAATATAATTCCACCCGAATTCCAATACCATTGTTTGGGTAGTTGAAAAGGTAAACGGGATAAGGCGGGGATTAACTAACCCAGTTCCGGAATACTTTGTTTCTCGAACAAAGTTTGTACCGGGTCGATTCACGACGGGACCCTGCGGCAACACCCAGAAATTTTTGATTATTGCTGCGCCGGTTTGATAGTGATTGTCGTCAATACGACCCTGCAGTTCAGGGGATACCTCGCCGCCTGCAAACGACCGGTAGTAGGTTCTCGTATTGGTTGCCATGTCAACGACCCGCCTGCCAAGAGACAATGTGTTCCGGCTTTACGTTGCGCTGATTTGAGTCTTCGTTCTTGGCAAGTTCCAAATAGCCCATCATTAACTGCGCGCATTTCTTTGCTTCGGCGGCGCCAGACTCACCCTTGAGGATTGGACCGGCAAGCATCGAAGCCAAGTGCCACACAAGCGTCATCGTGAACAGCGGAGAGAACTTAGTCGTGTCGTACACAAGCGATTGATATCGAAGGATTGCGTCCTCTTGATTTGTGTAAATGATCTTGTTGCCACTGGAATCAGTTTCAATGACGTATGACTGTGGGACGTACCGACCCGCTGCGATTACCGGCGAGTAGTTCAACCCGTAGTACGGCGTGTCGTTAGGAACAAACCGAGTCGAGTAGTCGTCTTCTGCGTCCGGTGGCAGGATTGCCACGGCGTCAAGGCAGTCAGACGGATAGCCGTATGCGTACTTCCAATTCGTCCACGGGTTGGTGACTTGCGACAGCGCGATGCGCTTCGACGCAAAGTTCCAGTTGTGCATTTGCATCAAGGTGTCACGCGCGACCGGGTAGAACCGGTGGCAGTGGTCAGCCTGTGCGGAACCCTCTGGAGGGTTGATACTTGAGAGCGTGGCGGTGTCGCCTAGATAAGCCAACGCAAGGTTTGCGATGTCCACTTCCGATGCCATGCTGCTCCTCCTTTGCAATAGAGGGGAGTCGAGGTTGCCCAACGACTCCCCTCATTGCGCTTCGCGATAAGAGAATTACTCTGCAGTTACTTCCGCGTCATCAGTCCGCTTCCCACGCTTGCCCTGCTTGGGTGTTTCCACTTCAAGCGGAGTGAGGTTGGGATCAGGACCGCCGGCGTACTCAAAGATTTCACCCTCCTCACGGATGGAGTTATCGATGTAGCACTTGACTTTGGCTTTAACTTGCATGAATAAATCTCCTTGTTGAAATTACGAAACCTTGAAACCAGAAGCGTAGAACTTCTTGCTGTCATAGATATCGGTGACGATATCTGCAAACACCTTGCCGGCAGTTGTTGCAGTAGTGGTGCAGGAGTATCGCATTTGCAAATACCGCTGACCAACTGTTGCCATCTGTGGGTTAATGCGAATGGCAAAGGTTG